CGGTCCCTGGATATTGGGTCTGATCGACCCCGTTGGCGGCACCGTGGTAGTCGAGCGGCTGCGCTATTGGAGGAGCAGCCCACTTGCCCCGGTTGCCCGGTGGCCAGCCGGCGCGGTACTTGAGATTCTGGAACGGGAAGTAGAACCCCAGCCCGCTGGAGGTCGGCGCCTGGTTGTTGTTGACGCCGATCCGCAGCGTCCTGGGTAGCGTCTCGGTGGCCAGGATCGGTTTGCCCGCCCGGTTCTCGGCCGTTGCACTATCAAGCGCCTGGGCGGGTCCCGTGCCCGCGTAGGCCCAGGCCAGCGGCGCGGTGATTTGCACCAGCGCGCCCGGCCGGATCTGATAGTTCCCCGGCGTGCCCATGAGCACCACCGGGTGGTAGCCGGTGCTCCACTGGGTACCGAGGGACCCGAGGGGCTGGCCGTTGACCGTGATCGTGGGCGGGGTGAGGATCTGCGTCGGGATGACCGGAGCACCTCCATCCATGGCGCGGAATGTAAAACCGATCATCTTGCCCGAGCTGGCGACATGGGCCGCCGCCGTGACCGCCGGCACGATGGAGCTCGCCGCCGTGATGGTCACGGCATCCACGAAGGCGGTATTGTCAGCACTGGTGTTCGTCCCCACCAGGGCCAGCGTATGGTCGCCCGCCGCTACCGGAAAGGTGGCGGTGTGATAGGTCTGGTACGCCGCCCCGGTGGGCGTGATCGTGCTCACCACCACCCCGTCGACCAGCACCTGGAGATCCTGGTGCGAGCCGCCCGTTGGCCAGTTCCAGCGCTGCGCCGCGCTGAAGGAGATTTGATAAACCCCCGCCGGCCAGCGCGCGACCGTCTGCGCCACCTGGGCCGACCTCTGGAGGAGCGCGACCTGCCCCCCTTGCGGGGCCGCCGGGTTGCCGCCCGTGAACCCGCTCTTGTTGCCCGAGAGGCCCGCGCTGCCGGTGAACGACCAGGCCGAGCCCGCGGGCCGATAGACCCACTTGCCGGCCCCCTGTGTCGGCACCTCGAAGCCGGGATCGGTGATCGTTTGGCCGATCGCAGCAAGCAAAAGCAGGAAACTAGACATGGTCAGCATCCTCCGCAGCCATGCGCGGCCATGTACGCCCTTAATGCGGCGTCATTGTCGCGTGCTGGTTCGTGTTGCCCGGTCGCCTGGCGGATCATCAAAGACCGGTAAGATTCGCGTTGCCGGACGTCGGGATTGTCCTCGGAGCAGAGCCAGCGGTAACGCGCATGGCCAGTCTGCTCGACTACCAGGTCAAGGGCTTCGGTCCAGTTCATTTACGCGGTCACCGTGTAGGTTGACGATGTGACTCCCGAAGCCGCCGCATAGCCGGGGCACTGCTCCTCCGTCGGAAGGTGGAAAACCACATTCAGCGGGTCACACGTCAATGACGTTGGGGGAAAGTAACATGTCTGAGTTCCGCCGAACTCGTCGAGCCATTGGACCTGCTTGACGAACGCACCGGATAGGCACGAGAAGAAATTAGCGGCCCACCAGGTGCCATCGTTGCGATATGTCGCCGTCGAGGAACCCGTATGCGTCCCAGTGGAATCGACGAACGTCCAACTGTAGTGCAACAGCTTGGGGAAGGCGCAGCCACCGCAACAGACATAATTGGTGGGGTCCAGATAGCCCGCCATGTTGAGATTGAGCGGGGTGGCCGAGAGCGTCTGCCCCGTGAAATCGTGCGTCGTGTAGCCCGTCGCCGCGACCGTCACGGTACGGTTGGTCCCGCATCCCGCCGTCGTGGTGAAGTTGCCCGATGCGTCGGTCGTGCCGCTGTCGACCGTGGCGCCTCCAGCGTCCTTGATCGTGACCGCGGCCCCGGCCAGGTTGCCCGTGCCATCGCAAGCCAGCAGATGGATCGTGCACTCTCCTGCACACCCGCAGCCGCCGGCGGGATTCAACAAGATGGCGCCGGAACTCATGGGCAATCGGCTGCGACGAGCCACCATACCCCTGCTCGCCAGTAGACCGAGACGGTCTTGCCGCTGGCGATCGAGGCTGAGAGCGTGTGGTAGTTATTGCACTGCGCCCCCGTCTCGGCCGCGGCCAGGCCGCCGCTGCCGTTGTCGCGGTAGATGGTGAGCCGGCCCGATGTGGAAGGAGCGGCGAGCGTGCCCGTGGGAATGGCCGTGGTGACGCTGGCGGGCTGGATGGGCAGGAAGGGCACCAGATATTGCCGCTCCCGCTGATCGGGCGGACGCCCATAGGCGGCCTCGACCTTCTTGACCGCGCGGGCGACGCGGCGAGCCAGGGGCTTGGTGAGATAGACAGGGCCCTTGGGGTTGGAGTCTGCCAACAGTCAAGATCCGCCTTGCCCGGGGACGCTGCCAACCGTGAGCAGGTCGTCGGGGAAATTGAACTTGCTGAAATCCTGAAGCGGATAGATCTGGAACGCCCGATAGTAAGGATCGTTGCCGGGTTTGTAATCACCGTTGACGCCGATAGGAACGGGGCTGGTCACGGGACAACCCTTGATCAGGACCTGCCTGAGCGAGCCGGGACCGCCATCAGGATCATACTCGCGCAGACCTTTATTCAGGACCAGCTCATTCCAGCCATCGGCAACGACAGTACCGTCATCAAGCGTGATCGACTCACGGATCTCGAATACATAGGTGACAACCCAGAAATAACCCCAGTCGGCTTGATAGTCTCGCTCGGCGGTGACATCGGAACACTTGACCGTATTGGCTTTGTAGATCGTGAGGAAGACGTCCTTGTTGCAGGTGTCCTTGAAAGTTTGCACATACTGGCTATTGAATGTCGGCTCGTTGCGTACAAGCGTCAGCACACCCCGCGAGTCATCTCGTTTCATGGCCGGGTCGAAGGGATCGCCCACGGAATTGACGATGGGCTTGCCCCTCATGTCCGCGGTGATTTCGCGCTCATACTTGGCAGTGCCGAAGCTGACCTTGATCGGCACCTTGAAGGGATCGGTCTGACCCTCGGCTGCTGCTTCGGTGGTCGCCCCGCCTTGCTCCGTCCAGTTGAAGGGGCCATAGGTCAGAGTACAGAGCCATTGCTTGCCGTCGTCGCTCTCTTCCTTGATGTCGAAGCCCTGGAGATAGTTGCCGTAATCCCATTCCGTTGCGGTGCTGGTGAGCGGGTGAGCGTACTGGGCGCCGACCCGGAAGCTGAGGGCTTTCGCCACGGCGCGAGGGCCCATCGTCGGATCATCCGTGATGACGCGGAGCTGCTGAGAATAGGACCGCCCGCCCTGGCCGGACCAGGAGACGGAGCGGTTACCCTTGACATCGTGAATGGAGACGATACCCACGTCAGAAGTCGTCCATCATCTCGGGTTCGCTGCCAGCTTCGAGGTTGGCCTTGATGCCCGCGAGCAGCTCATTGGTCTTATCGCCGTTTTTCTCCAGCTTCTTCTTGTGGCCTTCGTCGCCGATCTCGAACCTGCCCTTGGTGAGCACGCTCGCCGTCCCCATGCCGCCGGCCGCCAGGGCTGCGCCTGCACTCTTGCCGACGGCTTCGACCGGCTTGTTTTTCGCTGCCGCGGCAGCGTCCGCCGCGGCCCTGGCGATGTTTTCCGCCGGCTGCGTGACTCGCTTCCTCGCCTCGTCGATGTTTCTCCTGGCCTCGTCAAACGCCTTGTTGATCCCTTCCGACGGCCACGGTTTCTCCCATTCCGCTTGCAAATCATGCAAGTCTTTTGATGCAGCCTCGTGCAAACCTTTCGACCATTCGTCGAGAAACTCCGTAGGACCGCCCTCGCCGGTTAGGGGGGACGGCAACGCTTTACCTTTGTACTTGTCCACGATGCCGAGCGCATCAAACACGGAGTCGAGGCCCTTGAGCGCGCTGCTCGATCCGCTGGCCAGGTAACCGAGGAAATCCGTGAAATAGGCCCGGATCTCCAAAAACGTGCCGTATCCGACCTTCCAGGCATCGACCGTCAGACCGATCGATTTCTGGACCCAGCCCATTCCCTCCGCCGTCGCTTTCGCACCCGTGAGAACGTCCTCGCCCATCGAGAGCGTGTCGCTGCCCAGCGCCTTGAATCCGCTCTTGGCGGCGACAACCGCGACGTTCAGCTCCTTGAAAAGTGGCTCGATCATTTCCGGCAGGTTCTTGCCCAGCGAGATCTCGATCTCTTCGAGCCGGCCCTTGAACTCCTGCCAGCTCGCCCCCGCGTCCATCGCGCGCTGACTGATCGAGCCCAGGATGCCCGCACCGCCGCTCATCAGGGCGTTGAAACGCTCTTGCACACTCATCGTCGCCGAGACGGTGATGCCGAATTCCTTCAGCCCCTTGCCCTTGCCAGCCATGCCCGCCTGGATCTTGCCCATCGCCTCCTCAAGACTGATCCCCTTGAAGTTGGCGATCGCCTGGCCCATCACCAGGAGCTGGTTGGTCATCTCGGCCGCCGGGGCCTCAGCCACGCCCAGGGCCTTGAACAGCCCCCCCATCTTGGTTGCCATCGCGGTGAACGTGATCTCGGACGTGCCGAAAGCCGCGTTCATGCGTTCCGCCTGCGCGACTATGACGTCTGAGCTATCCCCGAACATTACGCCGAGGCGTTCCACATTGTCCGAGAGATCGTCAGCAAGCCCAGCAAAGTGGCCCAGCGCGGCAATACCGGCGCCCGCGAAGCTGCCGGCGATCAGGCCCTTGAGCGACATCACGCTCTTGCCGAACCCGGCCAGGCTGCTGCGCGCACTGTCCAGGCCCTTTTGCAAGGCCTGGGTCGTGGCCGTCATCGCGATGTTGATCGTCCCGATCAGAGCCACTCTACTTCTCTGCCTCTCTCAATGTCCCATCGAGCAGCTCAGTCATCGTGGTATCTCTGGCCTGCGGCCCTTTGGTGTCATAAGCCGGCCTGATGAAAGCGTGGCCTGGCTTGTATTCGACGATCGCCGGGTAGAAGAATTTCCGACCGGCCTTGGTCGTCTTCGTAAAGCCTTCCGCGCTCTTGACCTGCACGAGCAGCCCTTGCTTTGACCGGCTTCGCTTCATGGCGCGGAGCTTGAGGTTTTCCTTGATCAAGCCCGAGAGCACTGGCACGCGGGCCTTGGCATCGGCCAGCACTAGCTTCATGCCCGATCGCATCGCCTGTCGGAGGACCTTCTTCTGGACGCGCTGCTCGAGCGTCTTGAGCCTCGAGTCGATCTCCTTGACGCCCGTGATGATGATCGCCCCGGTCTTAGCCACTTTGCATCATCCTCTTGAGCGAGCCCGCCGACTCTTCCGCCGTCAACCGCCTGGGAGGGGCCTTGGGCATTGGCATGAAGTCTTGCGGCGCGTAGGATTTTTTGCCGAAGCAGCTCGCCATCACCGAGGCGATCTGGCCGCCGATCCAGTACGGGTCGGGCAACGGGCAGACCTCGCGGTGGAATACCAGCCACTCCTCGAGCTCGCGGTCAGAGAGCTTTTCCTCTAGCTCAGAAACGGTCTTGCCGAGGGCGAGGGCAAGCCGGAAGAGGAATTGCCGTTGTGGCCGCTGGGCGAGTTTTTTCCCGCGGCTTCCATGTCCGCAATGTCGCTCTCTCCGAGCTTGTTGAGCGCGGTGATCGCGACAACCAGAGGTTGCAAGGTCGCCGCGGGCAGAGCCGACAGGGCGGGTATATCCTCCGGCGAGAACACCAGATCCCCTTCCTCGTCGCATACCGTGGCGGCGACCAGGCGGGCGCGGAAATCTCTGGACTTGCCCTTGTTGAGCGCGACCTCGAACTCGTCACGCTCGCCGGCCGACATCGCGCGGACATAGCAGGGGCCGAGGCCCGGAATCGTGACGGGCCTTTTCTCAAGCGGCTGGGGTGCAAGGAAGCTGATTCGCGTAAGCACGGCTATTCTCCGAACAGAGGGAAGCAATATACAGGAAGGCGGCCATCCACTGCGCGGGCCCGTTCTCGCTGTGTTGCCACGAATTGGCCAGGGCCTCGGCGAGGCAGGCCTGGTGGTTGGTCTGGCCTATGACCCGGTGAAGGTGCTCGCGCATGATCGGCTCCCCCGCCGCGGCGATCGCCGCCGCAGACCCGGTGTATGGGCCGTAATCCGAGGCTATGACCGATGATCCGAGGGTTGCAGTTTCCCAGATCTTGATGGCGCTCTTGCTGAAGTTGAACCGATCGGGCACGAGCGGTGCAAGGCAGACGAGTGGGCGGACCATACGGCAGACCCGTGGATATTCGCAGAGCCGCGACCAGGGCAGCCAGATGTCACGTCCGGTCATCCAGACAGGCCGCATGCCGTACCAGACCCACTGGAAGTCGCGCTGAGTCTGCCGGTGCAGCTCGCGGATCAATTCGACGTCCAGGTAGTGAGTCGGTGAGCCGGTGAAGAGGATCGCATTGCGGCCCGCGTCTCGCTGCTGGGGAGGGTTATCGACCAGGTCGATGAGGTTAGGCAAGACGACGGTCTTTTCGGCCCGGCGGGCGCGCTCCTTGAGTGGCTCGGTCGACACTGTGATGACGTCGGCCATATCCAGGCAGAGTTCGAGCGTCCGTATCAGGATCGCTCGTTGCTCCTGATGCCTTTTCTCGATGCGCTCGAGCCCGAAGATGTCGTCGTCGATGTCCCAGATGAGCAGCTTATCGCGCCGTTTCGCTTCGATGAGCAAGGGCAGATATTCGGGCCTTATCCATCGCGAGAAGAAGTAAGCGTCGTAATCGATGTTTGTGTCGATCGTGCACGAGTACGTCACCCGCACACCCGCCGTTCGCAGCCGGGGCATGAGATGGCGCAGAGGCAAAGTGCGGCGGTAGTACAGCCCGCCATCATCGGGAGGGCGATTGACAAACCAGCGGATCAAGAGACGACACCGTCAATCTTGATGCTTGCCGAGGCTTTGAGAACCTCCTCGGGACCCCCCGCAGATCTGCCCAGCTTCGTCAGGAAGCCGTTGAAAGTCTCCGTCGTCGCTGGTGTCGTCGGGTAGGTGATTTGCCAGCCTTTCGTCGCGGGTACGCCGCCGGTCGCGGCCAGTTGTTTGAGGGCGCCGTGACCACCAGCGGCGGTGCCCGTGGCCGTATCGGTCGGATCGAATTCGATTTCGAAAGAGACCTCGCCGCCATCAGGCAACGTGGCCCGATAATTTTTCCAGGTCGAAAGTAGGTGCGTCGTCTCGACCTGGCCGACCTCGCTGGAAGGGCCATCGATCGAGAGTATCTGACCGATAACCAGCATGCTACCGGTCCCGGTCCCGGTCCCGGTCCCGGCCATGTTGACGGCCAGCGTTGTTCCAAGTGCGGGCCAGATGATCATGATGATTAGACTCCCA